ACTGGAACACCGCGACATCGTGGTCGAGGCCCGCAGCACCACGCCGGGCGGTGTCGCGCTGTCCTACGGCGCACGTGTCCAGCCGCAGCTTGAGCGGATGCGCTCGCGCAAACAGATCGACGCCCGCCAGTACGAGGCGGGGATTCGGTTGTACAAAAGCTGGGCGCTGGGAATCGCCGGGGCGCGCGACACCGACGCCGGAGGCTGCACGGCATGGAGCCCGGCCGGGTATGCCGACGCTCAGCTTTCCAGTGCGCTCGACTATCGGAACGCCAGGGAATTCTGCGGCCCCAGGCTCTGGCCGCTGCTGTTCGGGGTGGTGGTGGAGGACATGAGCGCCGAGCGCTGGCGCAACGAGCGCGGCCACGGCATGGACCCGAAGGGCGTGATGGCGCTTCTCCGCCACGGCCTCGACCTCTTAGGCGATTATTACCAGATGTGAATGCACTTTTGCAGTTGACCAGTCGCCGGCTGTAGGCTACTGCTTCGACATCATCCAGAATTGCCTCTGGTGCACACCCGCTCGGATTCGTCCGGAGCGGGTTTTTCTTTGTCCAACGCACGCTCTGGCTAATTTAGCAACCTCGATGGCTCAAGGCTCAAAACCGGGTGAAAGACGTGGTGGCAGAACCAAGGGGACACCGAACAAGCGCTCCGCTGAACAGCGTGAGAAGCTTGCCGCTGGTGGTCTGCTGCCGCTCGACGTGATGCTGTTCGTGATGCGCAATGCCTACCAGCTCGGCGACTACGAGACCGCACTGGATTCGGCCTCCAAGGCTGCCCCCTACGTCCATCCCCGGCTGGCCGCTACCCAGGTCACCGGAATCGATGGCGGGCCGATGGAGATGAGCCTGCAAATCAAGTTCGTCTCGGCTGGCGAATGAGCACGGTGGATCTGATCATCCTCGCCGCCTTCTCGGTCGGCATCATCATCGTCGTGATTGCCATGGTGCGCTTCTGATGGGCGCCATGGGCCGCACCATACAATTCCCGCAGGCGCTGGAGTTCCTGTTCGCCCCGGCGCGGACCAAGGTGGCCTACGGCGGGCGCGGATCTGGCAAGAGCTGGGGATTCGCCCGCGCCCTGCTGGTCCTGGCAGCGGGCAAGCCGATGCGCATCCTGTGCGCCCGTGAGATCCAGCGCAGCATGAAGGACAGTGTGCACAAGCTGTTGTCCGATCAGATCGGAGAACTGGGCCTGGAGCGGTTCTACGAGGTTCAGAACGACACGATCCGGGGAAAGAACGGCAGCGAGTTTTTGTTCGCCGGACTGCGTTTTAATATCGACAACATCAAGTCGAAAGAAGGGCTCGATGTTGTTTGGGTGGAAGAAGCCCAGACTGTCAGCAAGGCGTCCTGGGACAAACTGATTCCGACCGTTCGTAAAGAGGGTTCCGAGGTATGGATTTCGTTCAACCCGGAATTGGAAAGCGACGAGACCTACCGGCGCTTCGTTTCCCATCCGCCCGCCGGTGCAGTCGTCCGCAAGGTCAACTGGAGCGACAATCCCTGGTTCCCGGAAGTTCTGCGCGCGGAATTGGAAGCGCTGAAAGAGCGGGATTACGACGACTACTTGACAATTTGGCAAGGTCATTGTCGTCAGTCTTTGTCCGGTGCGATCTACGCTAACGAACTGCGCAAGGCCACCGCCAACAATCAGTTCACCCGCGTCCCGTACGACGAGAGCAAGCCGGTCAACACGTACTGGGATCTCGGCCGCGCCGACATGACGAGCATCTGGTTCGTGCAGACGGTCGGCTACGAGCACCGGGTGATCGACTTTGTTGAGGATCGCGGTCACGCGCTGAACCACTATCTTCGCATCCTCCAGAACAAGGGCTACCTGTACGGCGCGCACCACCTGCCGCACGACGCGAGAAACGAACTGCTCGCCAGCGACAAGACCATCGAGCGCCAGATGCAGGACGCCGGATTCACTGTCCGCATCGTGCCGAAGCTCCGGATCGCGGACGGCATCAACGCGGTGCGCTCCATCTTCTCGCGCTGCTACTTCGACAACGAGCGCTGCGCCGATGGCCTGAACAGCCTGCGCCGCTACCGCTACCACGTGGACGAACAAACGGGTCAGTGGTCCCGCGATCCGGCCCACGACGCCTACAGCCACGCCGCCGACGCCTTCCGGTACTTCGCCGTTTCGATCACCGAGCAGGGCACCGATAGCTGGAATAAGCCGCTCAAGGCAGACATTGGATGGGTGGCATGACGACGCCGGTGATCATGCAGTTCTTCGAGTACGGGCACCTGCGCCCCGAGCTTCAGGCCGTGTCGAAGCCGTTCGGTGAACTGGCCCAGCACATCGTGGATACGCTGCCCAACAACGCCGAGCGCACCGTGGCACTGCGCCGCCTGCTGGAAAGCAAGGACTGCGCGGTGCGCGCGCTGATCTGCAAGGATGTCGCCTGATGGTGCTACGGACCGAGCCGCTGACCGACGACGACATCAAGATCATCGTCGGGCGGGAGATCGCTGCGGCCGAATCCCTGGCGGAGCAGAGCGCCACCAAGCGCATGCACTCCCTGGACATGTATCTGGGGACCAACAAGTGGGCGTCGCGCCCAGGCCAGTCCTCCATCGTCACGCGCGAGTGCCTTGAGACGATTGAGTGGATCATGCCCCAGCTCATCAAGGTCTTCGCCTCGTCCGACGAGGTGGTGCGCTTCGAGCCGTTCGGGCCTGAAGACGAACAGCTCGCAGAGCAGTGCACCGACTACTGCAATCTGGTCTGGGCCAAGGACAATCCCGGATTTTTGAATTTGCATACGTGGATCAAGGCGGCGCTGATCGACAACCTGTCGGTTATCAAGATCTGGTACGAGCCGGAGAGCAAGACACGCGAGGAGACCTACGAGAACCTGACCGAGGGCCAGCTCATGATGCTGATCCAGGACAGCGAGATCGAGGTCACCGCCGCCGACGAGTTCCCCGGCCCGCAGGGCATGCTCTACAACGTCAGCCTCCGCTGGGAAGAGCCGGACGGCCGGGTCCGCATCGAGGTCGTGCCGGGCGAGGAGTACCTGCGCCTGCCGACCGTCAAGAGCGACACCGATCCGGGCCAGGGCCAGCGCAAGCGCGTCACCCAGGCCGACCTGATCATGCAGGGCTACGATCCGGATGTCGTGGACGACCTGCCGACCGCCGACGACGACGATCAGTATTCCGAGCGCAGCCACCGCCTCGACGGCGGAATCCTTGAAGGCATCACCCGTGACAGCCGCGACCGCGCGCTCAGGACCATCGCGGTGACGGAATGGTATACCAAGCTGGCGCTCGATGGCTCCGGCCGAACAAAGTGGTACGTGGTCACGCTGGCCGGCATCAACGACGGTACGCTGCTGCGGGTCGAGGAGTGCGACGGCTCGCCGTTCGCCGCGATCACCCCGATGCTGATGCCGCACAAGCTGGCCGGTCTGGGCATCCCGGACATTTTGGCCGATCTCCAGGAGCTGAAGACCAGCATCACGCGCCAGATGCTGAACAGCCTGTACCTCGCCAATAATCCGCGCACATGGGCCGTCAGCGATCAGGTCAACATCGATGAACTGCTGAACAGCCAGCCCGGCAGCGTGGTTCGTGTTCGCGCGCCCGGAATGATCGGCGAACTAAACACGACTTTTGTCGGCGGCAATGCTTTCCCGATGTTGGAATACGCTGACCGCATCATTGAGACGCGCAGCGGCGTTTCAAAGATGATGCAGGGAATCGACGCGGACGTGCTGTCCGGAGGGGCGCAGAACACGGCGACCGGCATCGCGGCGATGCAGAGTGCCGCCCAGCAGCGGATCGAATTGATAGCCAGGGTCATAGCCGAAACAGGAATGAAGCGTGCCTTCAAGCTGATCCTGGCGCTGGTCATCAAATACCAGCAGCAGGCCCGCACGGTGCGCCTGCGCGGCGAGTGGGTCGATGTCGATCCCAGGTCGTGGAACGCCGATATGGATTTGGCGGTCGAGGTCGGCCTCGGCACGGGCAACCGCGTCGAACAGCTCGGGTATCTACAGTCGATCCTGGCCGGTCAGAAGGAAGCGCTCCAGCAGGGCGGCTTGGGCATCGTAACCCCGGCCAACCTGTACCAGACCTACGCCAAGATGATTCAGTTGGCCGGGCTAAAATCGGTGG